TACCAAAATTTTCAGATGCTGTAAATCCTAATCCTGCCATTACAATCCATTGTAAAGATTCAAACATATTGGATGCTACTTCAAAATCCCAAAACAGATTAGCTACATACCCTATAATCATAAATAATAGGCATATAAATGTTACGACTCTTTTACTAGAGACTTTGCTTCCACTACTTAACATGTTTTTTAAAAATCCTCCTTTCATAGTATTTGTTTTTATTATAAATATCTAGGCATAAAAAAAAGCCCTCATAAGAGGGCTTTTTAAAATATATAAAGAATTTAGTTTCTAACTTCTTTTCAATTCTCTCACATTAAATGTTCTAACACCATCAACAGTGATTCTTCCGTAGAATCTGTTGTTCACCATTTTCTTAGCGTATCTAGTCATGATACCTTTGATTGGTGTAAAGTTGAATGGATTATACATTGTTGGAGTTAACTGTAATGGTACATACGGTGCGTAAACGTACCCAGTATCCAATAAAGATGTTCCTTTATGTCCAATTAACACTTGGTTAGCTGGGAAATAAGGGTCTCTGTATACAGTAAACCTACCTGATAATGTTCCTACCTTCTCAATACCCATATTATATGAATCTTGGTCTGGAGATGCGTTTGACACGTGGAAATATTCCAAGTCATCAAATATTGCAGAAACTTCAGAAGAACAAACAATCCAGTTAGCCCCACCTCTTAAAGTAGACTTGTGAATTTGAGCTGATAACTGATTAATCGCAGTAATCAACGTTTGGTTCCAGTCTTTTTGAGTATAAGGTGCTTGACCTGCATTAAATCGTCTCCATCCATTATAATCCCATCTTAAGTCCCAAGCTGCTCCTTTTCTAAGGTCTCTCAAGATTTCTCTATCAATTTCAGCTGCAACTTCTTCAGATAATAAAGCTGTTAATTCAGCTTCAGCATCAATATTGTGGAATGCAGAAACGTCTTGTGCAAGTTCTGGTGACCATTGAGCTCTTAATTTTCTTTCAGTAACAGAAACTGTAACAGCCTGTAAGTCAAAAGAAACTTCACCCATTTGGTCTTCAAATTCTAAACTAGCATATGTTCTCCAGTTTGCTGTCCATACACTAGCTACTGAAGCACCAGATGAACCAATATAGCCATCAATACTAGTTGATGACCCTGATGTCGTACCAGTACATCCAATACATGCTGGACAAGATAAATCTACTTCAACATAGATTTTACCTAATGAATCACATGTGTCACTTCTATCTACAATACCATAACCATATTTTTGTGTAACAACACGGAATAGTGTTGGTTGGCCGGCGTCTGCATATAGTGTACCTCCTGATTGTGTATCAACCGCATCACAACAATACATACCATAGTTATTAGTTATTGTTAATGAAGCTAAGAAATCTTCAGTATCTTGTTCAACCCCATCAGGGCCAATTAATTTACCTCCAGATTGTGTCCAACCACTAAATGCAAGAAGTTGTGTTTTATGACAACCACCTAAAGAAAAATTATTTGTTCCTAGGACTGTATTACCTAGTACATTACCATTCCAATATTGTGGTTGACATGTTGTAGTTGACGCTGTCCAACTACCTCTTGAGTAGTCATAAAGACCGTCATCCTGTGCTTGAGGTGCAGTTCCTGCATAATATTCATCATATAATGATGTAGATGCTGCAGAATAAGGTCCACTTGGTGTTCCAGGAATCGGAGGTGACCCAGCTGTTCCACCCGGTGCTCCAAAAGGTGCCCAGTGTTGACCACCACCCGCTGCAGTCATTGCTGCAATTTTAGGTACAAAGTAGAATAATTTACCAATTGGTAAGTTCATAGCTTGTACAGAAACGATATCGTTTGCCAATAATTTAGAGAATACTCTCCTAATGATTGGAAAAACAACTGTTTCGAATGAACCTGAATCAGAAGCTGATGTAGCCTCGTTGATTAGGTTTGTTGCTTGGTTTTCATATAGCTGAGCTATATTTTCTTTAACGTGTCCTTTAAGACCGTCAAGGAAACCAAGATTGTTCCATTTATTTAAGGTATCTTCTTTGATAACTTTAAGGTGTTTTAACCCGATGTTACCAACCATACCTGATTCTAATAGTGCTCCCATAGTTTTTTATTTGTTTTAAAAAGCGTTTATTTTAGTTTTGACATTAAGTCTTTCATTCTACTAAATTGTGGATTTTCGTAAACTTTTGATTCCAATAGTTTACCACCTCCACTACTAGTAGGTGATTTAGTAAATTTTTGTTCAACTGCCTCAGAAATTGTTTTTGCAGATTTAGCTACTTCCTGAGAAAGTTCTTCTTTGATTACCTTATACAACCCTTTTGAAGATTTTAATGACTCGATGTTATCGAATCTCTTCAAAATGTTGATTTTCTCCTGTTTGGTAGTTGAATGTTCAGTGAATAAACGTGTTACGTAAGCTAAGTTTGAATTAAACACACCCACTTCATTCAGTTTATCTCTAAAAGTTGTCAATGCTTTCCTATAGTCAGAATTTTTAACTTTTAAAGTTTCTACCTCTTCTTTAAGAAGATTGTAGGACTTTCTTATACGACTTTCACCAAGTTTGATACCAGAATGTTTTCTAGAAGCTTTATTATACTTGTTGGTTCTATTACCAGCGTGTACTTTTTGTCCTAGATTATTCTGACGTACCATTTCTTTCATTTCGAAATCAGTACCTGGATGACTTTTAGATTTATCACCTAGGTTTCCACCAAGAGTAACGTCATCATACGTTTCATCCACTTCACCTTCAACATCATCATCCTCACCTAAATGTAAGTCTCCAAGGGAGTCGTCCATTCTAGCAAGATAACCTTGTTTGGCATGAGATAATGGATTTAAATCATCAGGTGTATTTCCCAAATATTTATCCATCCCTTCTCTTTCATGTCTACGGCTTGCAAAAGATTGGTGTTCATCCACTTCTCCTTCTACACTCTCATCATCTTCCATTTCATCTTCAGAAAGTTCAATCTCATAAACAACTTCTTCATCTTCATCTACTTCAAATTCATCCATTTCGTCCATTTCTATATTATCCATGTCTTCCATGTCTTCGTTTACTTTTCTTGATTTTTTCATTGTTTTTGTTTTTTTACTTTCTTCTAATTTAATGATGTATTCAGCATCGGTTGTGGTGTCGGTTAACTCAATTTCATCATCATCTTGTTGGATGATAATTCCATCTTCGTCTCCCATTGCTTTAAACACTTTCAATACTTCTGCATCTGATGCTAATGTTAAATCTAGAGGTGGCAGTTCCATAGTTACTTCGTCGTCTTCGGTCTCGTCCTCAATACCAAGTTCAATGTCATCAGGTATAGGTAAATCCATATCAAGTTCTTCACCCTCTATTTCATCATCTATATCTAAAACATCAACTTCTTCTTCTTGTTCTTGCTCCTTAAGATAATCGTTTTCGTTTAACGATTCTTTTACTAATTCATGAATTTCTTCCTTCATTGTCGAAGAAAGTATTTCTTTTGCATTAGACTTCATAGTTTCTTCCAACTGTTCCGCCTCGAGCAACGCTTTTTCTAAAATTGATTCACTCACGTTTTATTTTTTTTAAAAATTTATTAATCAACCCCCTGCATAGAGCAAGGTAGTTTATTATAAATATAATGTTAATGTAAAAAATCCCTACTTAGGGGGTTTTTAGTGGGGAAATTATCTATTGAGGAAATTATCTAATTTAGACATCATGGATAACGATTTGTTTAGGCCTTCAGAATTTGACGATTCTATTACTTCGGTTGGCTCGTCCACACTGTCAGCAGTTTCATCTTCTTTAAATAAATAAGACCCTGGGGTTGATGGTGAAGAGACCAAATCAAAACATATTAATTCGAAATCATCTTGCACTTCATTATGGTCTCCATTTTTAGTTAAAGACCCAACACCTCGAGAAGAAATCCCTAAAGTAACACCTTGTCTAAGAAGGTTAGCTGCCATATCACCAACACAAGAGATAACGCCTTCTTTTAAGTAAGCTGGTGAAGTTAATAATTTTAATTTACCAACTAATCTATTACCTTCCCACCACGTTTCCGTAATAATATGAGAAGCTCTATCAAGGTCTATTAATGAAGATTCTGGGTGATTTAATTCTGAAATAGCTCCACCTTTTTTAATAACTTCTTGGTACCTATCATTCTCTCTCCTTAAAATCTTTTCTGGATAAATTCTACCGTTTCTATTTGGGGTGTCGTATTTCTGTAAAATAGCGTTCATATAAATTTCTCCACCAAAATCATCTTTTGCCATTTCTCTCAACATATTTGTATTATCATCTGGTTTTACATAACCATCATGCTCTACTAATATACCATGACCTATTTCTCTAGCTTCTAATACTCTCATAATATTCTTTTTTTAATAAATAGTGGATACAAATAAAAAAACGGTAGTTATTTTTTAGATTTATGAAATTTAAACACCTTAGATGCTAGTAATGTTTCATTTATAATTTTATCTGTAATCTGATGGATGGATTCTGATATAGAAGGTACTTTGATATCTTTGTGTTTTAAGTCTTTAAAGAACAGGGTTACCTCACATTTTAGAAAACTTCTTTTACCTTTCTTCATACCACTTGCTCTCAAGTCTAAATCTACAATGGTTTTATCTTTAAATGGGGTTCTTACTAGTTCGTTATGGACTATATGTTTTATCTTACTTTTAACTTTTTTGATTGGTCTCTCCCAATTAACCACCTCTTCTAATGGTTCTGCCCAACTGGATAGATGAAGGTATATAGATTTTAAAGATGATATATCTACGGTCCCATAAGATGTCTTAAATACATCTGCAATTTGTGTATTTATTTCTCTACCTTGTTTTATCATATTAATTATTTTTTATAATTAAATATAAAAAATAGCTGGATTTAGTTCAAGTCCTCTAGGAGACCCCTAACCCTAATATACGATTTTTTGGTGTTATTTAATCCCTTTATTTCATTTTTTGTTTCTACTAGTTTGGCAGATAAGGTCTCATCTGTGGATTCTTTTAGTAAGGAATTGATTTTATTTAAGGTAATTTCTTTAACATTATTAAATTCATTATTTAGTGTATCTTCTGTCATTAATAATGCATTTTTAAGGATATTTTGTTGGTTTTCTGTTAGTGATTGGCTATAAGCTTCTCCATATTTTTTAGATAGGACATATGAAAGTATTTTAGGACTTTTAATTTTACCTTGTATTTTTTTTAGTCCTAACATATTCTCACTTAAAAAATTCTTTGAGTTACTTATATTTTCTAAATTTGTAATACGTTTATTAAATACTACATTATCTATGTTCTCATATATTTTATTGGATTTTTTAACACATAGTTCTTTCCTATCCGATATAATCTTATTTAACATTGGTTCTACTTTACTTAATTTATTTTTATTATTTTTTAAGTAATCAATAGACTCATTTATATATTCTTTGGATTCTTGTGGGTTGGTGAAGTGTTTACTTTCTATTTCATTATATAGTGTGAAGAACTCTCTTAGTACTTTAGAGTATTTCATCGCTCCCATAATAACAGATAAATTCTTTTTAAATTTACTACTATCTCTAAATGAATTTTCTAAAATGCTATCAATGTTATTTTTGTAGTGGCCGAAACTTTTCATAAATGTATTTTATAATAAATATAGTTAATCTTCTAATAATGAATCTACTTCTTCATTTATAGTATCAATATTCTTTTTAGCTTTATTAACTACCTCTTCTAAACCGTCTAATGACAGACCCTTTTCTTCCATTAATAACGGGAAACCTTTTTCTTTATTAAATCCTTCAGCGGCTGGTGTAGGTTCTGTAATTTCTTCACCACCTCCCGGTGCTTCTGTCTCAGGACCCCCCATATCAAAGTCTGAGGTTGCTTCACTACCGGTGTCTAAACCTGGTTCTTCACCGGGTGTTTCCCCTGTACCATCCCCTTCCTCGGCTGGTGCACCATATAATTTATCTATATTATTAAATAACCCTGTTTTCTTAATAACCTCTTTAGTGGTTTCTAATTCACCAGCTAAAGCTTTTTCAAATCGTTGTTGTTGTAAATCTAATTTAATTTCTTCGTCACTCATACCCAATATAAATTTCTTAGCCCAGGTAGCTGAAACTGGTGCTATACCACTTCCAGGGTCACCTACTGCATCTTTATAAAGTGTAATTTTAGTTTGCCATTGTTCTAATTTTAATAACTCTGCTTGTGTAGATGGGTTTGTCAGCCCCAAAGAGAAATTTTCTAATTCATCTTCAAAACCCATTACATATAAATGTATAATGGCTATTTTATTTAATTCTTGTATTATGGCTTTTTGGACTCGATTTATAGTTCTAGCGAATCTAATATCCAATAAAGCTAAATTTTTACCTTCCCCTACCACTTCTTCAAAACCTAAAAATGCTTTAGGTATTCTCAAGGACGCAAGTAATTTTTTCTGTATATATTCTATATCAGCTATTTCACTCAAATTAGTAGCTCCAGGTAAAGTATCTATAGGACTCGGAGCGGCCTGGTCTCTCACTGGTATAAAATAATCTTGGTCAACTGCCATCTGATTCATTCTTAAATCAACATTACCATTTTGTGGGTCTACGACAGGGTCTCTTTTAAATTTATTAGCTACTTTCTGGATATACGACTCCACATCCTTATCATCCATATTACCCACAAATACTTTAAAAACTCTTCTTTCTGGTGCTCTAGAAGTTCTATAGACTAACATGGCGTCTTCAGCTAACAATAACTGTTTCCATATTCTTCTACATTTTTCTAACATAGAAGTACCATATGGTAATCTCCTATCATCACCTAATAATCTAAAGTGTGCCACTTCCCAAGAGTTAAACTTAATATCTTTCTCCCTCCATTTAAATTCTGTTTTATGTGTTTTTGTGTCATCATTACTATATTGGTTTAGGTAGCTATGTCCCTCACTTCTTTCCATTTCTAGATTAGGTAATTGATTACACCCAATAATTCCTTTTTCCGGGTCAATTTTTAGGTAAACAAAATTGTCCCCATATTTACAACAATTACGAATCCACATAGGTAAATTTGTATTTACGTCTAGTACATTATTG